CCTTGCGGCGAAGTGCTTACCCCCCCCCGGCTTTGCGGGGTGCCCGCCGTTCCAGATCGGCCCGAGCGAATAGCCGACTCCAATCGAGCGGTCCTGATTCGGCAGGAGATTCTCGCGCCAGTGGGACGTGCCCATGTCCTTGTACACGGTGGCGCCAGTTGGCGACGAGAAAGACACCGTCTCCGACCCAACCCCGACGTTGCCCCACCAGTCGGTTTTCGCCGAGAAATTATGCCCGTAGCCGTCCGACCGGAGCCAGAACTGTGCGTACACCTCGACGTAGCCCTGATGAGGGTCGCCCGTGTACCACATTTCGACACCGACCGACATGTAACCGGACGACGCTGACCACTGAATCGCCACGCGCTTCTCCCTTGCTCCTTAGAATCCGATGCGCTCACGCAGCGCAGAACGCGACGCAGGCGCGAGCCCGTCAGACACGACGCCCCCGGCCTCGACGCGCATCCGCCCGATCAGCTGATCATCCGAGTCACGCACGACCAGGTACTGCGGGCCGGTCGCCTGGATGCGCGCAAGGCCGGCTGCGCCGCCAAGCCTTGCCGTGACCGACAGAGCCCCGGCCTCGAGGCCGTTGAGTTGTTCCTGCCCGTCCGCGATTGCGTCCCTGATCGCGGCTTCAAACAGTGGCGCGCGCTGCGCCGCGCCCTCAGCCAGTGCCTCGACAATCGAGCGGCCCGAGTAGAGCGTCCAGCCGTGCCCAGAGAACGGACCCTTCTTCGCGGGCGAGAACGGCAAATACTGGCGTACTTTGCCGAGCACGTCCGACACGGCGCCGGTCAATGATCCGACCATAGACTTCACGCCGTCGATGAGCCCCTGAATGATCTTCTTGCCTGATTGGGACATCTGCCCCGGAACCGCCGCGAGGGCCTTCTGGATCTGCTGCGGAATATCCCAGAAGATGTTCTTGAGCTGCGGCAGCGCCTGTGTGATGCCGTCGATGAGCCCCGTCAAAATCTGCACGCCGGCTGTCAGAATCAGCGGAAGATTCTCGACGAGGACCGTGACGATCGTCGTGATGATCTGCGGCAGCATCGCGATCAGCTGCGGGATCGCCTGCACGATGCCGTTAATGACACCGATCAGCAGCTGCACGCCCGCACTGATGATCATCGGCAGATTCGTGATCAGCGTCGTGACGATCGTGTTGATGATCTGCGGCAACATGTCGATCAGCTGCGGGATCGCTTCGATGATGCCGTTGATCAGCGTCGTCAGCAGCTGGATGCCGGCCTCGATGATCAGCGGCAGATTCTCCACGAGTACCGTGACGATCGTGTTGATGATCTGCGGCAGCATCTCCAGCAGTGCCGGAAGCGCCGTCTGCAGGCCACTGATCAGCGCCTGAAGCACCTGCACGCCCGCCTGAAGCACCTGCGGGAGCGCCTGCACGACCGTCGTGACGATCGTCGTGACAATCTGCGGGAGCGCTGCAGCCAGCGTCGGAATCGCCTGCACCAGCCCATTAATGAGGCCAGTCAGCAGGCTCGCGCCCGCCTGAATCAGCTGCGGGACACCCTGTGAGATTGCGTCGAGCAGGGACGTGATGATGCCCGGCAGCGCTTCGAGAAGCACGGGGATCGCGGCTGTCAGGCCGGCTGTCAGACCGTTGATCAGGGCAACGCCCGCGCTGATGAGCTGCGGCAGCATGCCGACGAGGCCCTGCACGAGCGCGACGATCATTTGCGCGGCAGCGGGGATCAGCTGCGGAAGCCACGACCCGAAAGCGTCTACGAATGACTCGACGATCCGGCCTGCCATGTCCAGCAGGACCGGCAGCGCGGTTGAAAGACCCGTCATCAGCGTCTTGACTGCCTCGGCGCCCGAGGCAATCAGCTGCGGCGCATTCGACACCAGCTGCGCCCCATACTCCGAGACCTTGCTCACCACATCCGAAATCATCGTCTGAATCTGCGTCGTCAGCTCGCCCCCCGACGCCTGCACCAGCGCACCGATGCCAGCGACTGCCGCCGTGATGAGCCCGCCGAAGGCCAAAACCTTACCGAAGCGCGCCGGATTCAGGAACATCCCAACCTGTCCAAGCAATCCCTCGACCGCTGACCCAATCGAGTCGGCAGAACCTGCCAGCGCCTGCCCCATCTTCGGGCCGACTCCACGCATCGCCTCTACAGCTGGACCGAGGGCCTTGCCTGCGCCTTCCTTGACGACACCGCCGACACCCGAGAGCTTCTCACCGAGCGAGCCGAAAGCAGGCCCGATGTGTTTGTCTCCGGCCTCGCGGATCACGCGGCCAACGCCGGCGATCTTCTCGCCGATCGCCGCAGATGCATTCGACGCTGCCTCGCCCGCACCCGCCTTTAACGCGCTGCCAAGGCTTGCCGCCTGCCTCCCAATCGATTCGACGGCAGGCTCGAATACTTTGCTCGCTCCCTCCTTCACCGCTCCGCCAAGGCCCGAGAACTTATCCACGAGAGCAGACGGCGATGGCAAGGCGTCGAACGCCCCGATGATCAGCGACGGATCCGCGAGCAGCATGCCTGCGCCCGCGAGTGCAGCGAATCCTCCGGTCGCTTCTCCGAGGGCTTTTGCGATGTCCTCGAGGGTGAGTTTGCCGTCCTTCATTGCGTCGGCGAATGGGCGGAGTTTTCCGGCGAGTATGTCGACGTACTTGCCTGCGCTGTCGAAGGCAGGGCCTACCTGCTCTCCGACTGCGTTGATGATGTCAGTCAGCGGTTCCTTGACCTTGTCGAGGGATGCGACGAGGCCTTTTTCGACGGCGGCTTCGAGATTGCCCCACGCGCCCTCGAACGTCGATGTGGATTTCGCGGCTTGTTCCGCGACGTCCGTGAAACCGAGGTCCATTAGGGCCTGGTTGAATTCCTCGGCAGTGATCTGGCCTTCACTCATGGCGTCCCTGAAGTTGCCGGTGAATGCGGCGTTGGCTTTCAGGGCCTCCTGGAGCTTGCCTGACGCTCCGGGGATAGCGGCTGCGATCTGGTTCCAGTCCTGTGTTGTGAGCTTTCCAGCTCCGTTGATCTGCACGAGGGCGAGCGCGACCTGCTTGAAAGTCTCCTTCGTGCCGCCCGCGATCGCGTTTACATTGCCGGCCGCTTCGGCCATCTTGTCGAAGTTCTTGACCCCGTTGGCGGCGAGCTGCGCCGTCACCGACTGAATGTCGGATAAGTCGTACACGGTCTGGTCGGCGTAGGTTTGCGCGGCGGCAGTCAGCTGCTTGATTCGCGCGGGGTCGACGCCCGCAAATTCAAGCGTTTTCTTGAATTTATCGGTCGCGTCAGACGCAGCGATCGCCGCGGGGACCTGAGCCGCGAGCGCGGCTGTGATGCCGCCGACTGCTGCGGCGACGCCTCCGAGGCCGAGCTTGCCGATTGAGGAGAGGGCACCGCCGATGTGCTTGGACAGCGACTGCCCGATTTTGGAGCCCCAGGATTCGGTCGCGCCCGCGAGTGCGGACGTGACGTCCCCGGACCCAAATTCCGACGCTATCTGCTTCTTGATGCCCCTGAATGACGGTACGACGTCGATCCAGGCTGTGCCCAGGGAAGTGCCTTCGGCCACGCCCTCTCCTTATCTAGTTTTCAACTGGCGCTCGGGCCGAGCTGAGCTGCTGCGCGCGCCGCCGGCGGGGGGGCGGGTGGTGTCCCGCGCCGCGCGCGCGGGGGGGGGGGATCGGCGGCGGCGCGCCCCGGCCCTTCTGAGCGGCCTCGGTTTTCGCCCACTGAAGCCACCGCAGCGAGTCCGCCTGGATCGCGGCTAGATGCGTATCGATCGATCGCCACTGCCACTCCTGGTCGATCGCGCGCAGCGTCCATGATTCCGTCTGCTTCATGACGACGGATGCGAGGCGCGCTGCCTGCCGGCCCGGCATCTGGCGCGGGCCGCGCCCGAAAAACCGGAGGAAGTCAGCCTCCAACTCATCGGGCGCGCTCGTCAGGATCGCGGCGAGCGTTAGGCTTTTGGGGCCAGATCGCGCATGATCTGCACGAGCATCTCAGTCGCAGCGGTCGCCGTGACGCGGCCTCGCTCATCCCGGACCGCGTCGAGCAGCGCCTGAGCCGTATCCCCCGCGACCGCACGGAACACCGCCGGCAGGGCGAGGACGTCACCGCGCTGCACCTCCGCGAGAGACTCAAGCAGCTCGAAGTCATCGAAGACCGTCGGGTCGACAGTCACCTGCACGCCCCTGATCGTGATCGTGTGCAGCCCCTGCGGAGCGGCGGCAGTCATGCCTCGAATAGCCTCGTGCTGCTCCTGCTGTACGGGCGCCGACATGTTGATGTCGCCCGCCCCGCATGCCTGCTCGTATCGTCCGGGCGTTCCCTCGTTGTAAAAAGTCATCGCGCTAAACCTTTCTAAGCTTGTGAGTCTTTGTCGCGCCTATTGGGGGTGAGTGGGAGAGGGGCGGGGGGCCGGCCCCCCCCCCCCCCCCCCCGCGGGGGGGGGGGGGGGGCCCGCACCACAACCAGTAGACTCACAACGGACCTGTTGTTCAGTCTTTGAACCGATACCCGGGAGAACACGATGAAGCGCATGCGCGATGGCTCGTACACGATCAAGCCGACGTACAAGGTCGGCGAACACGACATCGTGCCCGACATGCTGGCCAAGCGGGCACTCACCCAGCCGCACCAGGTGTGCGTCGAGCAGCGCTCCTCCGTCGGCTCCACCCGCTCTCTGACCGCCGGTGAGCTCCAACGTCAGGTCGAGTACACCGCCTGCGGCCTCATCGGACTCGGCGTGCAGGCGGGAGACGCTGTCGCGATCCTTGCCCCGACCTCGTACGAGTGGCTCCTCCTCGATCTCGCGCTCCTCTCCATCGGCGCGATCACCGTCCCGATCTACGAGTCCGACTCCGCCGCCCAGATCGAGCACATCCTCACCGACGCGCACGTCACCCGCGTCTTCACGGCCACCACCCAGCAGGCCGAGCTCGTGCGCTCGGCCGCGCCGTCCTTCACACTCTCGGTCGACTCCTTCGACCAGGGCGCCCTGCGCAAGGTCGCGCGCGCCGCCACGAACGTCACCATCGAGGACGTCGAACGCCGACGCGCCGCCGTATCCTCATCCGACATCGCGACCATCATCTACACCTCCGGCACGACCGGCAGCCCCAAGGGCGTGGCCCTCACGCACGCGAACTTCGTCGCAACCGCGCAGGGTGCGCGCCAAGTGCTCGGCCAGGTCATCGACTCCCCCGAGACCCGCCTCCTCCTCTTCCTGCCCGTCGCCCACGTGCTCGCCCGACTCGTCATGCACGTCATCCTCTCCGGCCAGGGCGTGCTCGGCTTCTCCCCCTCCATCAAGAACCTGCTGCCCGACATCCAGGCCTTCAAGCCTTCCGTGCTCCTCGTCGTGCCCCGCGTCCTCGAGAAGGTCTACAACGCTGCCTCCTCCAAGGCGGGCGGCGGCATCAAGGGGCGCATGTTTGCGTGGAGCGCCAAGCAGGCCCGCACCTACTCCCTCGCGTCCGAGAAGACTTTCGGTCCGGGCCCCTTCAAGAAGATCCGCCACGGCATCGCCGACGCCCTCGTTTTGAAGAAGATCCGCTCGGTGCTCGGCCCCAACCTGCGCTACATCGTCTCCGGCGGCGCTCCCCTGGCCACCGACCTCGCCCACTTCTACGCGGGCATGGGCATCACCCTCATTCAGGGCTACGGCCTGTCCGAGACGACCGGCCCGATCGCCGTCCAGCACATCGGCAAGAACCCGATCGGCGGCGTCGGCCTGCCCCTGCCCGGCAACTTCATCAAGATCGCCAAGGACGGCGAGATCCTCGTGCGCGGCCAGTCCGTCATGCCCGGCTACTACCACCTGCCCGAGCAGACCGCCGAGGTCATGCCCGACGGCACCTGGTTCCACACGGGCGACCTGGGCTCAATCGACCGCAAGGGCCAGCTCACCATCACCGGGCGCAAGAAGGAACTGATCGTCACCGCGGGCGGCAAGAACGTCTCCCCCGAGGTCCTCGAGGACTCCCTGGCCACGCACCCGCTCATCGCCAACGTCATCGTGGTGGGCGACCAGCGCCCCTACGTCGGCGCGCTCTTCACTCTCGACGCCGACATGCTGCCGGATTGGCTCTCCAAGCACGGCCTGCCGCAGTGCTCGCCCACCGAGGCCGCGGAGCTGCCCGCCGTGCGCGAGTCCCTCGAAAAGGCAGTCGAACGCGCCAACAAGGCCGTCTCCCGCGCCGAGTCGATCCGTAAGTTCCGCATCATCGACGCCACCTTCACCGTCGAAAACGGCTACGTGACGCCGTCGATGAAGCTGCGCCGCCGCAAGGTCCTGACCGACTACGCCTACGAGGTCGACGCCCTGTACGGCGGCCCCGTCTCCGCGGAGCCGGCAAAGAAGCACGGATTCTTCCGCCGCGCCAAGAAGAACTGATCCCACCACGCACGGCGCACAGCGCCCACCCCACGAAAGGACCGCAATGACGGTACGCAGGCTCGCCGACGGCTCATGGGAGTCGATCGCCACGCGCGAGGCCACCGAGGACATGAACCTACCCAAGATGCTCCATCTGCGCGTCGAGCGCCACCCCGGGCAGGTCGCGATCGAGCGCCGATCCAACGTCGGCGCATGGCGCCGGGTCACCATGGAGACGTTCCTCGGCGAAGCCGACTCCATCGCGCGTGGCCTCATCGGCATCGGCCTCGAGGCGGGCGACCACCTGGCGATCCTGGCCCCGACCTCGTATGAGTGGGCCCTCATCGACGTGGCC